TTATACCCCATAGTTTAGCATAATGATCTAGCAATGTCAATGCCTTCTTCATCACTATGGCACCCGCTGACTGTAGCAAGGTATTCAGGGCTGCGTGGCTAGATCGGATCATCAATCTTCTACCATCCAGACCTTCTATGTTACCCTTAATAGCCTGTTTCTCTACGTCAGCCCTCAACACAGCCAATGCTGGAGTATTCTCAAGGAACTTAGCCTTAAGTGTGGCACCCTCAGCCCTACCACCGCCTACAATAGAGCCTATCTTCTCATCACCAGCACCATACAAGTAAGCATAGATGAATGTCTTAGCCTGTGATCTGTCGGTAAGACCAGCAGCAATCATATTGGCTGTATGTATGTCACCATCAAGGATCTCAGCGGTGTACTTCTCATCATCCATATAGTGAGCTAACATCCTAAGCTCTAATCCACTTGCGTCCATACCGACCAGTGAGTAACCTTCAGCAGCTATCCAGCAGCTACGGCTCTCAACACCATAGGGTGAGTGACTACTGGGAACCTGAGCTACATTAGGCTTACTGTGTGTCATCCTACCAGTTACTGCACCATTGCTGTTGACGTAACCGTGAACCCTGCCTGTGTCTGAATCTACTGCTTCGATCCAGCTACTGACCAATGCTATTCTCTTCTGTACAGTAAGATACTCAGAGATTAACTGAGCCTGTGGAATATCAGTAACACCTACTAACACTGTCTCATCTACTTTAGGCTGGCCTTTGTCGGTGAATACTTCAGGTTTCCATCCAAAATGTTGCAACCACCTACCTATCTGCTGTCTTGAACCTAAGTTAAAGATTGGATAGTCCACCCGACTAAACCGGCCACCAACATCAACCCAACTATCTCCGAGAAACTTAAGACCAACGACACTGAACGTACCATCCTTCTTAACCTTTGGTGTGACCTCAGATATGAAAGTTGGCAGTGGTAGAAACACTGCATGTACTTCTGCTTCAAGTTCATATACTCTCTCCTTTAAGGTAGCAACTAAGTCATAAGCATATCGCTCATCTAGCTGCCAACCATTGTTTATTTGATCGACTATTATTGTCTGTACCTGATGCTCTAGGTCAACACAGTCACCCTTGAAGTGAGCTAACTCAATCTTAAGTTTACTGAATAGCTTCTCGTTGACAGCTACATCCTGCTTACAGTAAGAAACCATGTCATCGTTTAGGTGTGACCAATCATTATAGTCGCCTTTTGGAAAGCCTAACTCTACACCCCATGACTTCAAACTATGTCCACCTTCCCGTGATGGGTTAGCCAGCCTCGATAGTACCAGCGTGTCCAGCTTAGGGAAGTTGGATAAGTCTGCACCCCACAGTCTCTCTAGAACAGGGAAGTCATAAGCTAACCCGTTGTGTGCGACAAGTGTCGTTTCAGTATCCAGATCACGGATAAAAGTATTAAAAGAAACAGCATCGTAATACACTTCTCCATTACTAGCCGCACAACACCAGATGACTGTAGGTTTGAGTCCATCAGTCTCTATGTCCAGTACCAATATCTTCTGTGGTAAGTTCATTCATATTCCTCAGTTCGTCGATAGGAAGGTTATAGCAATCCTTCGACACTTTCCATCCATTTGAAGGGTCAATTGTACCCTTCTCCATAAAGTTTGCAACTTCAAAATACTCTTTAGCTGGCATGTAACCCAACAACCATCCAACACTGAAATCATTCTTAACTCTAGTGAAGACGTAGATGTCACAGTCCTGCTTCTTCCCACTACTCACTGAACAATCGTAGTGCATCTTAGGCTTAACGCTGGTGCGTTTAGTCTTAACGTCTATTCGTACTTCACCATTCAGGATCATGTCGTACTCGTAGGTGTTCTCCCAACTAACTATACCACCATTGTCTAGAAGGTATTGATGCACTAACCCTTCACCGATAAACCCAGCTAAGTTTCCTTCACCACCAGTTATGGATTTGTGTAGGATACCCATCTCTACTGACTTAGCGTGTGCTGTAGTCATGATTGGCGTGGTCACCGGCATCTCTATTACGTCTGATTCAGAAATCATTGTCTACTACCTCTACTGGTTTAGGAACTTCTTTCATACGTCCTGTAAATTTATCGTAGTGGAGGTAACACGCTGGCCCTGTCAAGCCAGTGTATCTGTTCTTCAGTACCCTCACTACTGTTGTGTTCCTGATCTCTTCATCCTCACACTGTTGATCACGCTCAAGACCGATCACGATGTCTGAGAGTTGAGCTATCGACTGACTACCTCGTAGTTCAGACAGGCTAACTCTTCCTCCCTCTTCGTGTGACTGACCGCTAGATCGTTTAAGGTGTGATACAAGGAATAACCCTATACCTAACTCCTGAACTAAAGTCCTAAGATTGGTCATGATTGAGTCTATCGCCTTTCTCTCGTCACCATTATCCTGTGCGGAGACAACGATTGATAGGTGATCCAACACAATCCACTTGCAATCCATAGCTTTAGCCATGTACCTAACCTTAGCCATAAGGTTTTCCTCACCAGTAGAACCCCAATGATCCAGCAAGTAGAACCGATTGCTGCCCATTATGGCTTCCCAATAGACTTTGAGGTCGTCTGTGTTCATGTCTTCTTCGTAGTGAAGTGGAGCATCAGCCTCGATAGACATCAAACCCATTACAGACCTATCTACTGACTCCTCCAGTGCGAGTATTCCTATGTTGTCGGTGGTTGCTTTGAATAGATAGTATTCCAACTCCTTAATCAACTGTGATTTACCCATACCAGAACCACTGGTAACTGTAACTAACTCATAGGGGCGCATACCTCTAGTTAGATCATTCAAGCCAGCCCACGGATACGGTGTAGATTTAGTCTTGCGAGCATTGACGATCATATCCCATGTGTCAACCCCAGCTACGATGCCATCGGGTCTGTAGACCTTAGCATCCCACCATGCTGCGGTGAACTCTCTAACCTTGTTCTCCTTCAGCATATCCCCTGCATCCTTTAGGGGAAGATTAACTATCTTTAGTTTGTTGGGTGAGAACAGATCACGGACAGCCTCAACGGCATCCTTACCTGCCTTATCGTTATCGAAGCACAACACTACTGACTCGTAACCTTCAAGGAACTCTAGCTGCTCCTTGACTTCTTTAGCGGCAGATGAAGCCCCATTGCGAAGGCTAACAACATCCCACTTAGCACTGAACATCTCAGCTACAGCCAGACAGTCCAACTCACCTTCAGTGATGGTGATGAATCTACCACTACCTCTACAAGTATCCTGACCGAATAGGGTCAAGCCCTGCGTGGTGCCTGTAGCGTAGAACTCCTTGTCCTTCACTATCCGAACCTTACTGCCACGAACTATCCCGTCCTTGTCTTTGAATGGGTAGTGGTGCTTAGTTATGGCTCCTGCTTCTCTCTCAACAGTGACACCATATTTCCTACAGGTATCGGCAGAAATACGCCTGTCTGGTATTGCTTCAATAGTTCCCGTCATTTCCAATTTAGCCCGTTTAATTGACGTTACGTTAGTCGTTGCTTGCCCTTCTCCTGCCTCCCAGTGACGACAACCAAAGCAGTAAGCATGACCATCACTATACCTGCTGAGGTTGTCGGAACTGTTGCAGGATGGACAAGGCTCATGCTTCACAAACGTGCTTGTACCTTGTCCTCCCTGCATAGGTTAGAAACCCTCCACAGCGGAGTCTTCGCCCATTGAATCGGCAACCTCAAGCACCCGCACACGGTTCAGGTAAGTAGCTACACCGTGTGTTGGGTGATCCTTGCCCTGCTTCCACAAGATACGAACCTTGCTGCCACGGGGTAGGTTGCCAGTATAGGGCTTGTCTTCAAGATCAACCACAGGCACATCGTAGCCGCTTGAGAACTTACGCTGGGCGTTACCCTCATACATCTTCAGCTTTACCCCAGCCTTCTCTACCTTCTCAGCTTCAGCATCAGACAGTGTAAGTGTCAGAGTGAACTTACCAGTAGACTGACCTTGATATTCGTCGTGCTGTTTCAAGGACTCAAATGCCACTAAACCTTCAGTAATTATACTCATATTCTATAGCCTCTTTTTCGTTTAAGTTAAAAATAAACAACCATCGCTGCTTATGTATATATTTTACCACCATTTCTATAACATGCAAGTTTTTTTTAGTATAGTGCAGTACTCCTCTCTCGTTTATTTAACCATTCTTCGGCAGTCTCCAGTGCAGCATCATCTGACTCACCCATACAAATAGTACACAACTCAGCCCAGTCGTTGGTTATGTTGTCACGTCTGAGTAGTTCGTTGTCACTCATTATCTTGTCACATGCTTTGCACCGACTCATGATCTATCCCCTAAAGACCGTTAAGTACCGTTCAGCAAGGTCTGCATAAGACAGTGAACTGTAGTACGCATCCCTAGCATTTTCATACACTGTTAGTGCTTCAACTACACTCACTCTAGCTGCATCCAACTCAGCTAATTCAGACACCATCTGCTCGTATGGCATGGGTTCAAAGTCAGAAGTAACGTCCAACTGTTCTGTGTTTCTCATCTTCAACACCTCATTAACGTAATCTATTATTGAATTAATTGTTTTATTCCTTCTTATCTGTTAAGGCACCCCAACTGTACTTTAATTCCGGTATGTTGTCAATAGCCTGTTTAATCATAAGTGAAACCTCCTGTGTCTCTCTCTGTGCTGTGCTGTGTGTCCGTTGTTCAACGATACGGGCAAAGGCTACCATGCTGCCTGTCCAGTACCATTCAGTCATCATAGACTGTGGTAGGAGCATTCTAGCTTGTTCCATGCAGACACCAGAGTCGATAGCATCGAAGTACTCAGCTAAGGCTAGTTGCTGGGAGGTCATGGTGTTCTTGACGTTAGACCATCGTGGCTCCCATCCACTTGACTCAGTGCTACTGCCTTGCTTGACGCTATCGGCAGCCTTGCGCCAGATATGCGGCTCATAGAATTCAATGTCTGTATCTACATAACGCCTACTGATCTCATTCCACGTTAAGCCCACCTGATGCTTGACTAACTGTCTAGCTACAAATATGGGTGCCTTAACTCTTAAGGTTAGCTGTACGTGTGCAAAGGGTGACCAGTGACCGTGTTTAGACAGAAAAGCAATTAATCCACTGTCTTTTTTATTCAGCTCATCACTGTGGCTATTGAACGACACCCTTGCCGCATTGACTACGGTTAGGTCAGACCCCATACTGGCAATCAGTGTTGCTTTCATTTTACTCATACTGCTACCTCCAGCATGTTTTTAGCCAGTAACATGCCGCCAGCGAATGACAACAAGCACCCTGCTACGAATACAATTCCCCCCATAAAATAATCCATACTTTGCACCCTTAAGTTATTGTTTAGGTATTACTTAAAAGCAATTCGTAAACTTCCCTTTGCTCTCTTAAGTATATTTTACAGTAATATAAATATCTGTCAACCACTAATTGCCCAAATAAGAATAAATATACTAGTCATTATTGCAATGCACAATAGACCACCTGCTGTCTCAGCTACTAGCTCTGTTTTTGTTCCACTATATTGTAGTTTCATCTCACTCACTCCTCATTATAAGTTAACACAGTAATCTTCAACGGTAAGCGACACAGTGACATCACCGTCTTCGTGGTCGCTATACATATCTTGAAACAGTTTAAATATCTTCAGACCTTCCTCGATATGCTTACTCGGTTGGCTATAGTCTTTGTCTATAACAACTCTTGCCAGCACACAGTCTGTCTTCACTGTGTCTTTAGTAGCAGACCGCATATAAGTAGATGATATTGCCTCAATCAAAGCGCCGCTACACTCTGGATATACTCTTTTAGTCTTCATTCCTGTGCCTCTTCTTCAATGGTGTTTAGTACGTCACTAACCCTGTCTACCTGCGCTATCAGGTCGCGCATAGTCTCCCAATGAATCGGCATCTCTCGATCTAGCACATTATTAGTCAACCATTCGGCCATGAATTCTAAATCATTCACGATGCCGCTTACTGTCTCTCTATCACTAGCCATATCAATACCCCAAAAATGTCAAAACGTCACTACCCATATACCGGCCACGATATCCACATTCATCGTAGAATTCACTGATTGAAACACCATGCAAAAGAACTTCCATCACAGCTTCCCTACGGCTAACTTCCGATTCCCAAGCCTCTAATAGTGCCATTGCTCTACTCCTCGATCCATTGGTTTGTTTTCTTATCGTAAACTACAGGAATCAGCTCGGCCATGTTAGATTCGATTGCATCCTGCCCTAATTGCCACGTCATGGCATCTTCTGTGGCAGACTGTAGCCATGCCTCGAAGGTGTCGATATTGCCCGTGTGGGGCATCATATAAAGCCTGTGATGTTTCATGGTTAATAACCTCCTGTTAACAGTATTGTGCTGGTTTTGGTGTAGACTTCAAAGCATAGCCCTCGCTCAACTAAGCCAGCGACGATATCTAACATCTCATTTTGATCTGTATATTTAATACTCATTGTTCTATTCCTTTTTAGTTAACCCATTGTTGCAGCGTAATCACCGTTTGGCAATACCCCGAATCCTGTCACCTGTGGCCATTGTCTCTCTGCGGCGTATCTGTCGGCAATGTTGCGCGCTTGCGTCCACAGGTTTATCGAATAATCAAGACTCTCGACAATAGTGCCAGATTCTGTCCACGCTTTGAGCCGTGATGGTTTGCTGTTGGTTGCGCCTAAATATTTAATTTGAATTGCCTTCACTTTTCTATTCTCCCATCTTGTAAAGTATAAAGGATAAGGCCACAAAGCCTAAACCAACTAACAGCATAGCATCGAAAATCATTCTAACCACCACTGTATGCAATATACCACCACGATAATTACCACCATTAATTGTGCCAGTTCTGGGTTTGTCATTGTCTTAATCCTTTGATAGTACATGACAACCCATAGGGGATTGACTTAGGTAGACGTTTAGTGTAGCGGGTGATAATCCTGTTATACGTACAACGTCATTATAGGTTAGATCACCATTGTTACCTACCAGATCCGTTACCGTTTCTTGATTCCAGTTTGTCATTGTCTTATACCTCTTTTAGATTTGAATTAGTCGAATTACTTTTTTCATGCTAACCCCGTGCGCAGGGTAGGCGATAACCTTGACATCTTTAGACCAACATTGACGACATGGGCCACATTTACCCTCGCGGGTTGAGGCTTCACACAAGGCCATTGTGGGCGTTATATCGTCAATGGTAGGGATGATAGTGCTACTGGTATCAACACCCTCTATGCCCGCCACAATCTCACCTGTAACGCTATCAGATGATAGGCGAACAACTACGTTGGGCAATGCCGCCATTTCAGCCAGTACAGCTTGAAACTTCCCAAACTTGTGCATCCTAGTCGGTAGCCAGTGCGTACAGTGCGGAGTGGCTTTCATGATATCCAGCACTTTTCGAGCTAGTCTAATATCATACAAGTCGCCAGAATCGAACCATCGAAAGTATCTATCATTGTCGAGTTCGGCTATCATTTCAGTCGCCCATTCGTCGCGCTTCCAATCCAGTTGGTTCGATAGGCGTGGCGCTTTGACGTTAGGGAAACGATAGTTACCTGTCGTGGCATAGCATCCTTTGCAGGCATCAACTAAACCACCACCCTTTGCTTTTGATGCAGGGCAAGTTGTTAGTGCTTGAAGTGACCATGAGCGGCAAGGCATTTTGCCAGTTGCGGAGAGCTTTAACATTATCGTGTTTTCCTTGATTCGTTTGTTAGTGGGCCATTGCTGACCCGTTGCTGTTTATACTTGCCCGCCTTCATCTTCTATTTTTTGCAATAACGCTTTGAGACTTACTCCCCAGTTTCTCGCGGCTACTTCTGGTGAGCAATCCTGTGTTGCCCAATAGATATAGGCTCGGGATACCTTTTCAGCATAATTAAAATATTGTGTAGCCATGTCTGTATTCCTTCTGATTCGCTTGCTAGTGGGTTGATGTTAAACCTTCTTTGCAGATAGTAGAATATCCAGAACCTCACACAAACGTACGGTTTGTTGGTCTGTTATTGCCTTGCCTTCGAGACGTGCACGGTTCATGGCTTCGGCGATTGCTTGTGCTTCTAATAAGTAGTTCATATCTGTATTCCTTTGGTTGTTGACAAGTAGGTTTAAGATTACACCCTGCCGTGACAGGGTGCAAGGTTTAAAACTACGCGGCCTTACCAATTTTTGCTTTTTCCTTTTCTACTAAATAATCATGCGCCTTCTGGGCTTGCGCTGCCGCTGTCATGAGCGCCTTAGAATCATTCTTAAGTACTCGCAACCAGCTTGCAAGATATCGCGCGTGGTTGTCCATATAGCCCATGTGTACGCCGGTGGTGGCACACAGGAAGGCGCTGGATAGTTCCGCCACCAGTTCCTCGAAGGCGTACGCTTCATCACCAAATCGGCTTGTATTGAGTTCACGGTCTAACCTTGATTTGTGACCTGTCCAATGGGTTAGCTCATGCAATGCCGTGCCGTAGTAGCCCTCGGGAGTGGCAAACGCTGCCATGTGCGGTAACTGTATATAGTCCATTGAAGGCACATAGTGGGCGCTGTCGCCGCCGTGCTGGATTGAAGCGCCGCTGTTGTCGATCAAAGCCACAGCCGCCGCTACGGGTTCAACGGTTCGAGTTGTTGGCGCTTCTGGTTCAATCCAACCGTCGACTTGATCGGATGAAAAGACGGACACACCACGAAAACCGAATAGCACGTTATCACCTGTCTTATTATCCTTTTTCAGTAGTGGTGCCAGTATCGGCGTTCCCTTCTCTCCTTTGCGAACCTGACATCCTTTTTCTGACCATTGACCGTATCCAGCCCAATGCTGACAGCCTGACAGTGACAGGATGAGCGCATTCATTCCGCGGTATTCCTTGCCAGTTTTGGCGTTTACTGCCGCGCCTTCTGTCGCAAGTCGCTGCCACGGTCTAACCCATGATCCGGTGCTTGAGATACCGGCTTCAATGGCAGTAATGAATTTCTGAGTGATTTCCAATTGTATGTCGCGCATTGTCTGTATTCCTTTTACTATTGATCGCGTGGTGCTGAGTAAGATATCAGCTCGAAGCCATGACGGCGAGCTGTGTCAAGCAAAGCTGAAGATAGGTCTGGATAGTTTGCAGTGCAACCGAAGAACCCCGACAAATAAACCTTGCCCTCATCCTCGCAGACCCAGACCGCCTGCTCTCCATCACCATAGTGCGAAGATTTAATTGTGATGTCTATCAACTGTCTAGTCATGCTTTCTGCTCCTGTGTGTCTGTGTGTGTCCGTTGTTTGTTGATGGTACGTGAATGATTGTATCGGGTTTGACAATACTGTCTAGATATATTTTCATGCTTATAGGCTGTCATTAGTTTGGATGATGTAGGTATGGTGGGTATTGGGTCTATTAATGGCACATTGATCCAGACGCAATATAAGCCGATCTCAGCGCCTTTGATGGTTGACCTATATGATGCTATAGGTTGCCAGAGAAAAGCCGGCAATTAGTTTGGATGATGATGGTATCCCACCAATATATACAGGCAAGTACCGTGCCAACATAGGTCAGCAACAGAGTAGCAGATGCCAGCATAGGTACCATAGTCTCCCCTCACCTGTCAACTATTGAATCTACAAGCAAGACCCATGCCAACTCTAGAACCTATGCAAGACCTATGCCAACATTGGTACCCATGCAAGACCTATGCCAACTCTAGAACCCATGCAAGATCCATGCCAACTAATGTAGACACATGACTACATGCTATCCCATGCAAGATCCGTGCCAACTCTAGAACCCATGCAAGATCCATGCCAACTCTAGTACTATCACGCTGGCTTATAGGGAGACATAAATCCCAGTGATGGTGGGGGGTTTAGGGGTTGACATTGTGAGCGGGGTGTGATTTTGGGGGCGGGGAGGGGTAGGGCTATCGGGATTATTTAAGGTACCCTCCGCTATACAAAATAAGGCCAAATTGGAACACTAAAGTGCACTAAAACGAAACAAAAGTACACACTAAAGTGCACTAAAGTATACTAAAAGAATCATATCTGGCCACAGCCCCATTTAGTAGACAACTATTTGATTATATTATTAAAAAGCACCACTAAGAATGACAGTAAATGTTCCTATTTAAAAATAAATAAGGTCTAGCTATTGCTTTATTAGTAAAAATATGGTATAATATAAGCGTAAGCTAAGGAGGAATAAAAGAATAACTAAACAACAACTTAAACTACTCCCTTAGCTACTCCTCCACTACCCTCAAGTAATCTTAAGTTATACATAAGGCAACTACATGACTCCTGAAGACCTAATCCCTACTGTTCCTAAGAGGAAAGGTAGACCACCTAAGCAAGAAGTAAAGAGTAAGACTAGAGGTAGTAGGGCAGTAATGGGTCGTCCTAAGGGTGATGCTTCTATTATCAATGAATATAAAGCTAGAATGTTAGCATCTCCTAAGTCTAATAAGGTTTTGGAGTCAATATTTGATGCTGCTCTAGATGATGACCATAAGAATCAAGCAGCAGCGTGGAAGTTAGTCATGGATCGTATGCTTCCGGTCAGTTACTTTGAGAAGGATAAAGCCAGTGGAGGACGTAATAGCGTTTCTATCTCCATTACTGGTGTGGGTGGGGAAACCACTATTGTTGGTGGTTCTACTATTGAAGGGGAAATTGAGGATGTCTAATAATAAAGAATATAGGTACTTCAAAACAGAGGACTTTGCCTGTCAGGAGACTAACGCCAATAGAATATCCCCAGCATTCATCACTAGATTAGATAACCTACGTGATCTCTGTGGTTTTCCATTCATCATTACCAGTGGTTATAGAGATCCTTCACACAGTGCAGAAGTTAATAAGCCTATAGGTTCTAAAGGGCAGCATACAGCAGGAATAGCTGCTGATATACGAGTAAGGAATGCAGAACAGAGGTTCTTGATCGTCAAACATGCCATTGCGTTAGGTTTCACTGGTATAGGTGTAGCTAAGACCTTTGTACACGTAGATACTAGAACCACTACACCCGTGATCTGGACTTATTGATATGGCTAAGAAGCAAGTAAGGGCGTCTTTAATCCCTTTCGACAGTAAACTCCATAAACCACAAGACTTAGGTTTAGGTGGACTGTCTACAGAGTATACCGCTACTGTAGATGCTCCAGATGGGTCAGTCTTTCTTATTCCTACTATATGGTGGGATGCAGAAGGAAAGCCAACCTACATAAAAGATACAGATAAAGCAGCAGCCTTAGCTCTTGAGTATGAAAAAACAACAGGTAAGCAGTTTCCTAGATTCCCTGCTGGTGCTTACAAAGAAGCAGACAAGTATGCAGCGGATAGATCAAAAGCTGGAGGGGCGTCAGTCAGCCCTTTAGCCCGTGACGTTATTAAAGAAAAGAAAGCTAAGGTTGCTAATACTTTTGTAGAAGCAATTTAATGGATTTAGATGTCAAACTACTACCGTGGCAGACTGAAGTCTGGGAAGATCCAGCTAGATTTAAGATTGTAGCTGCTGGTAGACGTACAGGTAAATCAAGACTAGCAGCATGGTTGTTGATAGTTAATGCCCTACAGACTAAGAAAGGTACTGTCTTCTATGTAGCACCTACTCAAGGACAAGCTAGAGACATTATGTGGGATACCTTGATGGAGTTAGGTCGTCCTGTCATTGCTTCTAGTCATATTAATAACCTGCAAATAAAACTAATTAACGGAGCAACCATAAGCCTTAAAGGTGGAGATAGACCAGAGACTATGCGAGGTGTGTCTTTAGCCTTTCTAGTCTTAGATGAGTACGCAGACATTAGACCAGATGTGTGGGAACAGATATTAAGACCAGCACTGGCTGACCAAAAGGGTCATGCTTTGTTTATCGGTACACCTATGGGTCGTAATCACTTCTACGACCTGTATAAGTACTCTACGTTAGGTGATGATCCGTCTTACGCTGGGTGGCACTTTACTAGCTACGATAACCCTCTACTAGACCCAGAGGAAATAAATGCCGCTAAGAAGTCTATGTCATCCTATTCTTTTCGGCAGGAGTTCATGGCATCCTTTGAGGCTATGGGTTCAGAAATGTTCAAGGAAGATTGGGTTAAGTTTTCAGAGGAGAAGCCTAAGCAGGCTGGAGATTACTTCATAGCTATTGACCCTGCTGGTTTCTTAGAGGTAGGGAAGAAGAAGACTAAGAAGTCTAGTCTAGACAATACAGCCATTGCTGTTGTCTTTGTGAATGAAGATGGTTGGTTCATAGAGAATATGATCTATGGGAGGTGGACGCTAGAAGAAACAGCTAAGAAGATATTTCAGGCTGTTAAGGACTACAAACCAATCAGCGTTGGGATTGAGAGGGGCATAGCTAAACAGGCTGTGATGTCTCCCCTTACGGATATGATGAAGAGACAGAGCTTCTTCTTTAGGGTAGAAGAACTAACCCACGGTAATCAGAAGAAGACAGATAGGATCATGTGGGCGCTACAAGGGCGCTTTGAACATGGTCTAGTAACAGTTAAGAAAGCAGATTGGAATGCTCAGTTCTTAGATGAGTTGTTCCAGTTTCCTGATGCTTTAACACACGATGACTTGATTGATGCACTTGCGTACATAGACCAATTAGCTAAGGTTGTCTATGCAGGTAACTTTGAAGAGTACGATGAATTTACTGCTATGGATTCCGTAGCTGGCTACTAAGGATATTAGATGAAAGATTATAATGAAGGCGAACTAGAAGTCTCTATGATAGATGAGTCTTTATCTGATTGGGTCATCACTAAATGTGATAACTGGCGTGATCACTACGAAGCTAACTATAGAATGAAGCACGATGAATACTATCGCTTATGGCGGGGTATTTGGGACGGTGCTGACGTTACTAGAGCCTCAGAGCGTTCTAAGATTATTTCTCCTGCACTTCAACAGGCAGTAGAGTCCTCAGTTGCAGAGGTAGAAGAAGCCACCTTCGGTAGAGGTACATGGTTCAACATCACGGATGATATGGATGATCCAGAGAAGGATGACGTAGCTTATCTAAGGAAGAAGCTGCATGAGTCATTCGGTAAGACTAAAGTCAGGAAGTCAGTAGCTGAGTGCTTAATAAACGCTGCTGTCTTTGGCAACGGTATCGGTGAGATTATCTTAGAGGAGATTAAAGAGAGAGTTCCAGCTACTCAACCCATTATGGAAGGAGAGATGCAGGCTGTAGGGGTTGAGATCAAAGAACGTACAGTTTGCCGTCTTCAGCCCGTTATGCCTCAGAACTTTCTAATTGATCCTGTAGCTACGTCTGTAGACGATGCTTTAGGTGTAGCTGTAGATATGTTTGTATCTAGACACAGCGTAGAGATCCTGCAAGAAACTGGTGTCTACAGGGATACGTACATAGGTACTGCTACCCCAGACTTCGACATTGAGCCTGATCAAGATTTAACCACCTTCACAGACGATAAGGTAAGACTGACTAAGTACTACGGTCTAGTCCCACGGCATCTCTTAGAAAAAGCCATCAAAGAAAAAGAAGAAGAGGACGACGAAGAAGAAGTCTCCTTGACTGACAACTACGAGATGGGTGAAGATGAAGACGGTGAGGAAGATAGCTACTACGTTGAGGCTATTGTTGTCTTAGCTAATGGCGGTATCTGTCTTAAAGCAGAAGAAAACCCATTCATGATGCAGGATCGTCCTATTGTAGCATTTCCATGGGATGTAGTTCCGGGCCGCTTCTGGGGCAGAGGTATCTGTGAGAAGGGCTACAACAGTCAGAAGGCTCTAGACGCAGAGATCAGAGCGCGTATCGACGCATTAGGTCTTACAGTTCATCCTATGATGGCTATGGACGCTACACGTATTCCACGTGGTTCACGACCTGAGATTGCCCCCGGCAAGCTCCTGCTAACCAACGGTAATCCTGCTGAGATCCTCCATCCATTCAACTTCGGACAGGTAAGTCAAATTACCTTCGCACAAGCAGAAGCTCTTCAGCGTATGGTACAGACCTCTACAGGCGCTGTAGACTCTACGGGTGTTGGTGGTCAAGTCAGTGGTGAAGCAACCGCTGCTGGTATCTCTATGAGCTTAGGAGCTATCATTAAGCGTCATAAGCGTACCTTGATTAACTTTCAGGAAGCATTCCTTATTCCTTTCGTTGAGAAGGCTGCGTTTAGATACATGCAGTTTGATCCAGATAACTACAAAGCAACAGACTATAAGTTCTCTGCTTCTTCCAGCTTAGGTATTATGGCCCGTGAGTATGAGGTTACACAGTTAGTTCAGTTGATGCAGACTATGTCTCCTGAGTCTCCTGCTTATCCTGCTTTGATTGAGTCTATAATCAACAACATGAATATCTCCAATAGAGAAGATATCATCAAGACCCTGCAAGCAGCACAACAACCTAACCCAGAAGCACAGCAAGCTGCTCAAGCTGAACAACAAGCTCAAGCTGCCTTCCAGAAATCACAGACTGATGCTCTTAACGGTCAAGCTGCTGAGTCTATGGCTAGAGCTGAGAAGATCAAAGCAGAGGCTGCTGCAATACCACAGGAGCTTGAGATCCAAAAGATCAAAGCAGTTACGTCTAACCTACAGGTAGGTACTAAAGACGATAAAGAGTTTGAGCGCCGGTTGAAAATAGCCGATCTTAAACTGAAGCAGAAGGATTTGAGGGTTAAGGAGCAATCTGTAATGCTTCAAAATCAGAGAGCAGCTACTCCTCCTCCTCCACCTCCTCCTGCTCCAGAACAACCACAGGCTGAAGAAATGCCTATGACACCACCACTTTAACTCACGGAGTAAGATAATGGTAAACGATAGAGATTTTAAAATGGCTATGGATCAGATCAACAAAGCCTTTGCGGCAATCAACAAGGAAGTAGCTGCACTTAGGGAAGAAATGGAAGCTGCAAAAAAGAATAAAAAAGCTTGATTTTATTCCTTAAATATGGTATAATATACTTGTAGTACACATATTACATTAACCCCTGTCCTTTCGGAGAAACAGATGCAACAAGATGCTCAAGCAATAGAGTTCGATAAATACTACAACGCAATGAAAGATTTATTTCTTTCTGAGGGTTGGGATTATTTGATTAAGGACTTAACGGCTAACGCAAACCACATCAACTCAGTAGAATCAGTAAAAGATAACGAAGAACTCTTTCATCGAAAGGGTCAGTTAACGATACTGGCTAACCTACTAAATCTAGAGAATCAATTAGAGACTCTAAGACAACAGCAAGAAGAAGCTGAAACCACAGAAGAAGCATAATGCGCTTAATCTATGACTTTCAATGTTCAGACAATCACGTTACTGAAGGTTTTGTTTCTTCAGACGTAACTGAGCATCCTTGCGGTTTATGTGCTAAAACAGCACAAAGGATCATTTCTCCTGTTCGTACAAAGCTAGATCCTATCTCAGGGGATTTCCCCGGAGCTACGATGAAGTGGGCTAAGAATAGAGAGAAGCAGATCAAACACGAAAGGAAGACAAACTCTTAGTTGAGAACTTCCATACTATAGTCCTCCATAATACGATACGGTACGGAGTTTAATGATGGCAGCTACATTTGTTGACGATGACAGTTTAGATGATCAAGAAGACAACGATCAAGAACAGGCTCAGTTCGCTGAGGAACCTATTCAAGAAGAAGAAGAAGGTATTCCAGATAAGTACGCAGGAAAGTCTGTACAGGATATTGTACGGATGCATCAAGAAGCTGAGAAGCTCTTAGGCCGACAGAGTGCTGAAGTTGGAGACTTACGAAAAGTTGTTGATCAATACATCCAGACACAACTCACGCCAGCGCAGGCTAATAATCATACACAGCAAGAAGAGGCTGAAGACGAGATAGACTTTTTCTCTGATCCTGAAAAGGCAGTACAGAGAGCTATTGATAACCACCCTAAAGTAAGGCAAGCAGAGCAGTTCCACACTCAAGTAAGAAAGAACAACGCTCTACAAACCCTACAGCAGAAACACCCAGATATGGCAGATATCCTATCTACGCCATCGTTCGGTGAGTGGGTTCAAGGCTCTAAGATTAGGACTCAGTTATTTTATCAAGCAGATAAGCAGTACGACTACGAAGCTGCCGATGAACTTTTCACTAACTGGAAGGAACGTCAAGGCATAGTAAATCAAGCTGTAACTGCTGAGAAACAAACTAGAAGTAAGGCTGTAAGACAAGCATCTACTGGTAGTGCAAACGGTAGTACTGAAGCTTCTTCTAGAAAAGTATATCGACGAGCAGACATTATTAAACTTATGAGAACTGACCCAGAACGATATGCGTCGCTTTCAGATGAAATCATGAAGGCGTACTCTGAGGGAAGGGTAAAATCCTAAACTATTATTATTAAGAGAACTATATTATGGCTACTTCAACATTCCCCGCAACTGGCGGGTTTGTAGACAACACAAGCGCAGCAACTTTTATTCCAGAGATTTGGAGTGATGAGATCATTGCTGCTTATCAAAAGAATCTAGTCTTAGCTCCACTCATCAAAAAGATGTCGATGAAGGGTAAGAAAGGCGATACTATCCACATTCCAGCACCTACCCGTGGTGCAGCAAGTGCTAAGGTAGAAAATCAAGCAGTAACCGTACAGAATGCTGTAGAGAGTGAAGTCGTTGTTACTATCGACAAGCACTACGAGTATTCACGTATCATCGAAGACATCACAGAAACTCAGGCTCTGTCATCTTTGCGTCAATTCTATACCGGCGATGCTGGTTATGGTTTGGCTAAGCAAGTAGACGATGATCTGTTTGCTCTGGGTAAATCCTTTGGTGACGGTGACGGTACTGATTGGACTAACACGGCTACTTACTACTGTGACGCATCTACTGGCCTTACGGCTTATGCTGTAGACACCGTAGCAACTGCTGATGTCTTTACTGACGAATGTTTCCGTAAGCTGATCCAGCTCATGGATGACAACGATGTTCCTATGGATAATCGTTCTTTCGTCATTCCTCCTGCACTCCGTAACGCTATTATGGGCATCAACCGATACGTGTCTTCGGACTTCGTAGAAGGTCGTTCTGTAGTTAACGGTAAGCTGGGCAACTTGTACGGTGTTGATATCTACGTCACCAGCAACTGCCCTATCCTCGAAACAGCAGTTGAAAATGCTGCTGGTGGTATCGTTCGCGGTGCTCAGTTCATCCACAAAGACGCTTCAGTCCTTGCGGAGCAAATGGGTGTTCGTTCACAGACTCAGTACAAGCAAGAGTTCCTCGGTACTCTATATACTGCTGATATGTTGTACGGCACTAAGGTAGTACGTCCAGAAGCTGGTTTCGTACTTGCAGTAAACGGTTAATAACCCTTTGTATCTGGGGGTCAGCAATGGCCCCCTTTTACTTTTCTAATACTTATTAAAAGGGAAGGGTACTATGCCGTTATACAGAGGAGCAGGTGGCGCTGGGGATGCAAGCACAGACGCTTATGCGAGCTACGTAGCGGAACAAGCCCAACTAGCAACACTTAGAGCAACAGAGGCTAATGCCTCAGCTATCGCAGCAGCAGCTAGTGCATCTAGCGCAGCGGCTGACGAAGCACTAACAAATGCAGACGCTGTTTCTACAGCAGCGAATGTCGTAACTACAAATGCAGATGCAGCCTCTACAGCCGCTGATGTAATAACTACAGCAGCCAATGTAGTACTAACCGCAGCAGACGCTGCATCTACAGCTAATGACGTTATCAGTACTTCTGCTGACGTAGTAACTACAGCAGCTAACGCTTCTTCAGCAACAGATAGTGCAGCATCAGCAACAGCTAGTGCTTCTGCTGCCTCCACGTCAGAAACTAACGCAAGCGTAAGTGCTTCTGCCGCTTCTACTTCAGAGACTAACGCAGCCACTAGCGAAACTAACGCAGCTTCTAGTGCTACAACAGCAACTACTCAAGCAACCAATGCAACAGTTAGTGCATCTGCTGCTTTAATTTCAGAAAACAATGCTTCTGCTTCTGCCGCTTCTGCAAGCACTTCAGAAACAAATGCTTTTTTAAGCTCTACAGCAGCAGCTACATCAGAGACTAATGCAAGTAACTCAGCTAGTTCTGCGGCTACTTCAGAAACTAACGCTGCTACCAGCGCCTCTTCTGCATCTACTTCAGCTACAGCAGCAGCTACATCAGAAACAAACGCTGCTTTAAGTGAGACTAACGCAGCTACTAGCGAAACCAATGCGGCAACTAGTGAAACTAACGCAGCAGCCAGCGCAGCTAATGTTCTTTCTTCAGAAATAAATGCAGCAGCTAGTGAAACAGCAGCAGCTACAAGCGCATCAGCAGCAGCAACTAGCGCAGCTAACGCAGCTAGTGAAGTAAGTACAGCTATTGCTAATCTAGTTGATTCAGCACCAGCTACACTAGATACCTTAAATGAATTAGCGGCTGCTTTGGGTGATGACGCTAACTTCTCAACTACCGTAACTAACTCACTTGCTACTAAACTTACAGATTCTTCAACTTTGAATGCAGATAACATGACTACAGGAACACTAAACGGTGGGACATATTAATGGCTACTAAAATTATTACAAAGAACAGTTCAACAGCTACATCTATTCCTACTGCTGGTGATCTAGTACAAGGGGAATTAGCTGTAAACGTAACGGACAAGCGTTTGTTTACAGAGGATAGCGGTGGCGCTATAGTGGAGTTGGGTACTAACCCTTCTACTTTAACGGTTACTGGGGCAATCACAGGAGCGGCGACATTTAGTGGTGACATAATCACTACAACATTAGGCACAAGTAACTTCCGCGCAGGTGTCAACGCAGGTAACAGCATTATAGCGGGTGGTAATTATAATGTTCTTGTAGGCGATCAAGCTGGTACTGCGATTACTACTGGTACTCAGAATGTTTTAGTAGGTTATCAATCTGGTGATGCTATTACTATAGGGACTAACAACACGGCTTTGGGACACAACTCTTTAACCGCTCTTACTACTGCAAGTTACAACGTAGCCATAGGGCGCAAGGCGTTACTTAATGCCACTACAGGTACATATAATACAGCCGTTGGTACAGATGCGGGATTGGCAATAACCACAGGCA